TAATGCCATTTGATCTTTATCCTTTTCAAGAAAAACTTATTAATAATTTTCATGAGAATAGATTTAACATCTGTAAGATGCCTAGGCAGACTGGTAAAAGTACTACTGTAGTATCATATCTTCTTCACTATGCAGTTTTTAATGATAATGTAAATATTGGTATTCTTGCAAACAAAGCAGCAACCGCAAGAGAACTTTTGGATCGTCTTCAAACGGCATATGAAAATCTTCCCAAGTGGATGCAACAAGGTGTCATTTCTTGGAACAAAGGTTCATTAGAACTTGAGAATGGATCTAAAATTATGGCTGCCTCAACTTCAGCTTCTGCTGTTCGTGGTATGTCTTTTAACATATTGTTTTTGGACGAATTTGCGTTTGTCCCAAATCACATTGCAGAATCATTTTTTGCATCAGTATATCCAACAATTACTTCAGGTCAAAACACAAAGGTAATCATTGTTTCAACACCACATGGTATGAACCATTTTTACCGAATGTGGCATGATGCAGAAAATGGCAAAAATGGATATATTTTTACTGATGTGCATTGGAGTGAAGTTCCTGGTAGAGATTCTGCCTGGAAAGCACAGACAATTGCTAACACAAGTGAACAACAATTTAAGGTTGAATTTGAATGCGAATTTCTTGGATCTGTTGATACTCTGATTGCACCATCCAAACTCAGGAACTTCGTGTATGACCATCCTAAGACCCGTAACGCTGGTTTAGACGTTTATGTGGATCCAGGTGAGAATTGTGATTATGTAGTCACTGTAGACGTTGCTAGAGGGGTTGGAAGCGACTATTCGGCATTTGTTGTTGTAGACGTTACACAATTTCCACATCGGGTTGTGGCAAAGTATCGAGATAATGAAATCAAACCAATGATGTTTCCAAGTGTAATTTACGAGGTTGCAAAAAGTTACAACAATGCTTTTATATTATGTGAAGTAAATGACGTAGGAGATCAGGTTGCAAGCATTCTACAATATGATCTTGAGTATCAAAATATTCTAATGTGTTCTATGAGAGGTAGAGCTGGGCAAATAGTTGGACAAGGATTTTCTGGTAAGAAAACTCAACTAGGAGTTAAGATGTCCAAGACTGTAAAAAAAGTTGGATGTCTTAACTTGAAAACGATGATTGAGGAGGACAAACTTATTTTTAATGATTATGAGATTATGAGTGAACTTACAACTTTTATTCAAAAACACAACTCTTTTGAAGCAGAAGAAGGTTGTAATGATGATTTGGCAATGTGCCTTGTAATTTATGCTTGGTTAGTTTGTCAGGATTACTTTAAAGAACTCACAGATCAAGACGTTAGGAAACGTCTTTATGAAGAACAAAGAAATCAAATAGAACAGGATATGGCACCCTTTGGATTTGTTTCTGATGGTTTTGATGAAACAAGCTTTGTTGATAATGAGGGTGATAGGTGGTTTACTGATGAATATGGAGATCGCTCGTACATGTGGGAATATCAATAACTAATGGAAATTGATAAACAAATAAAACTAAGTCATCTATTGCTTAACGATAGAAAATGTAGAGTTTGTGGAGAACTTAAAAATTTAATAGGAGAATTTTATAGAACACGTAAAGATAGAGGACCTGTAGCATCTTCTTATTCTTATGAGTGTAAAGAATGTACTATAAAAAGGATAAATGCATCTAAAAAAAGGAATATATCTTCAATTGATTACAAATATCCTGATTGGTAGCATTCACGTCATGTTTCCCCAGTGTAAAGTATGTTTTTAATAAATATTTCCAGATAAACTGAGAATTACGGAGAAAAAAATGGCGACTCCTCAATTATCTCCAGGCGTACTCGTCAGAGAGGTTGATTTAACAGTAGGAAGAGCTGATAATGTTTTAGATAACATTGGAGTGATTGCTGGACCTTTTCCAATCGGTCCTGTAGATTTTCCAATTGATATTACAACCGAGCAGAGTTTAATTAGCACTTTCGGCAAACCACTCTCAACAGACTCGCAATATGAGTATTGGATGAGTGCATCATCCTATCTTTCATATGGTGGGATTCTTAAAGTTGTTAGAACTGCTGGGGCAACACTGAATAATGCTAATGCTGGTGTTGGTATTGCAGCGACTACTCTTTTAAGAATTGATAACTATGATGATTATCTCAATAATCACGATGAGGCTACAAATTATACCTATGCAGCAAAGAACCCAGGATCTTGGGGAAATGGTTTAAAGGTTTGCTTTATTGATGATGCTGCAGATCAAATTATTGGTATTACAACAACAAGCCTGGCTGGTGTTGGCGCAACAGTTGGATACGGAGTCACTGCAAATCTTACTAACGTCACAATTCCTGGTTTAGGTTCAACATCAACATTTACAGGATATCTTAAAGGTATCATTACGGGTGTTACAACTGATGCAACTAATGGTGCTAGTAGCATCGATGTAAAAATTCTATCAAGAGTTTCATCTGCTGGTACTGAAACTAGAGTTAATTATGCAGAAGGAACTTCTTTTGCATCGTATCTAACGACAAGTTCTCTTCGTTTTGTTAATGACTCAGGTGTTACTGTCGGTTCTGCAGTTACTCCAGCATCTGTGACTGATTGGTACGAGTCACAAACTCTTGGATTAACTAACGCAACAATTTTCTGGAGATCTCTTGCACCTAGACCAACTTCAAATCAATATACACTTGAAAGGCAGGGTTCTGGTGATGGATTGCACGTTGTAGTTGTAGATGATTTAGGAAGTATTACAGGAAATCAAGGTACAATTTTAGAGACTCATTTAGGTCTTTCAAAAGCACTTGATTCAGTATCTTCAGTAAATTCTCCACAAAAGAATTGGTACGAGCAATATCTTGCAGATTTCTCTTCACAGATTTATGCTGGAGGAAATCCATCAAGTGCTGCTGATGCATTTCATGGAACAACTCCAAGAGCAGTTGGTTTTACCACTTACTCTGGAAATGCTGCATCATTTAGTCCAATCACTCTTTCCGATGGATTATGGGGACAAACTGCACAGGGAGTAACCTTCTCCGCAATTGGAAATAAAACTTACACCTTAAGTGGTGGAGTTGATTATTCTGCTGCTGGCGGAATGAAGGCAACTCTTGGAGATTTGATAACTTCTTATGATTTGTTCTCAAATAAGGACGAAATTCAAGCCGATTATATCATTATGGGTCCTTCAATGGATTCTCCAACTGATTCTCAAGCAAAGGCAGGATTCTTAATCTCTATTGCAAATCAAAGAAAAGATTGTGTTGCAACCATCGGAGCTCACAAATCAGATTTAGTTGGTCAAACAAATACAACAACTCAAACAACTAATCTAGTTAAATATTTTAGTTCACTTCCATCTTCATCATATGCAATATTTGATAGTGGATATAAGTATACCTATGATAGGTTTAATAACCAGTTTAGATATATTGCTTGTAATGCTGACGTTGCAGGTTTAATGACTCGTACTAATATTGTTGCTTATCCATGGTTCTCACCTGCAGGACAGCAACGTGGAATTCTTAATAATGCGATTAAACTTGCATATAATCCAAATAAGGCACAAAGAGATCAACTCTATCCACAAAGAGTAAATTCTATTGTTACTCAACCTGGAATTGGAACTCTTCTGTTTGGAGATAAAACTGCTCTTGGGTATGCATCTGCTTTTGATAGAATTAACGTTCGTCGTTTATTCCTTACGATTGAACAAGCACTCGAAAGAGCTGCTCAAGCACAACTCTTTGAACTCAATGACGAACTGACTAGAGCAAACTTTAAGAATATTGTTGAACCATATCTTCGTGATGTTCAAGCAAAGAGAGGTCTTTATGGTTTCTTGGTTGTTTGTGATACAACAAATAATACTCCTGATGTGATTGATAATAACGAATTTAGGGCAGATATTTTCCTGAAACCTGCAAAATCTATTAACTATGTAACACTAACATTTGTTGCTACTCGCACAGGTGTAAGTTTTGAAGAAGTTGCTGGTACTGTTTAACTTTATATCTAAATAACAAAAGGAGGACTTAAACAATGGCATCAACAAGACCAAATCAAACGATTTCAAATTTTAAAACTGCAATGGCGGGCGGTGGTGCCCGACCTAACTTATTTGAAGTGGAGATAACAACTCTTCCAGGAGGAATTGCTTGGGATTCTTCAAACTTTAAGTTTATGTGTAAGGCAGCACAACTTCCTGGACAAACTATTGCATCAATTGATGTTCCATTTAGAGGAAGAACATTTAAGGTTGCTGGTGACCGAACTATCGATGCATGGACAGTGACTATTATAAATGATGAAAATTTTGAGTACAGAAACGCATTTGAATCTTGGACTGAACTTATTGCAAATCTAGATACCAACTTGGGCGCAACGTTGCCAGATGCATATATGAGAAATGCTAGAGTTTATCAACTTGGCAGAGGTTCAAGGACAAGTAGCACTGACAGCACTGGATCTGAAAATGTTGTCTTAAAGGAATATGAATTTATTGACATTTTCCCAACTTCAGTGTCTCCAATTGATTTGTCATATGATAGTTCAGATACGATTGAGGAATTCACAGTAGAATTCCAAGTTCAAAGTATTAATGTATCCGGAGCAGGCGGTGCGAATGCTTAATAAATAGATAAAGGACAATAAATAAATTATGGCAAAATTATTTGGATTTTCTATTGAAGATACTGAACCATTATCTCCGGGGGTAGTCTCTCCCGTTCCTCCAAACAACGAGGACGGGAATGACCACTATCTGAGTAGTGGTTTTTTTGGCACGTCTCTTGACATTGAAGGGGTTTATAGAACAGAATTTGATCTACTTAAAAGATATCGGGAGATGGCACTACATCCAGAGTGTGATAGTGCAATTGAAGATATTGTAAATGAAGCTATTGTATCAGATACGAATGATGCTCCAATTGAAATTGAATTATCAAACTTAAATGCAAGTGACGGAATTAAGAAAAAAATAAGACAAGAATTTAAATACATTTTATCTCTGTTAGATTTTAATAAAAAATCTCACGAAATTTATAGAAATTGGTATGTAGATGGAAAAATATTTTACCATAAGGTAATTGACTTAAAGAATCCTCAAGAAGGTATTCAGGAATTGCGTTACATAGATCCAATGAAAATGAAATATGTAAAGCAACAGAAAAAAACTGAAAAGGATAAGTATAGAATAACAAATATAAACATTGACAATCCAATGGATTATGAGTTTCCTGAAATAGAGGAATACTTCATTTATAATCCAAAAATGACTTATATAGCAGGAAACCCTTCCGGATTTGGTGGAAGTAATGGAATCAAAATGACAAAAGATTCTATTACATACTGCACCTCAGGTCTTGTTGATAGAAACAAAGGAAATACTCTCTCATATCTACACAAAGCAATTAAATCACTTAATCAACTTAGAATGATTGAGGATTCTTTAGTAATCTATCGTCTATCAAGAGCACCGGAAAGAAGAATTTTTTATATTGATGTAGGAAATCTTCCAAAAGTAAAGGCAGAACAATATCTCCGTGATGTTATGATGAGATATCGTAACAAACTTGTATATGATGCAACTACAGGAGAAGTGCGTGATGATAAAAAGTTTATGAGTATGCTTGAGGATTTCTGGTTACCTCGTCGTGAAGGTGGTAGAGGAACAGAAATCACTACACTTCCAGGTGGACAAAATCTAGGAGAAATTACAGATATTGAATACTTTAAGAAAAAACTTTTTAGGTCGCTAAATGTTCCACCATCAAGAATGGATGGTGAAGGTGGGTTTAATCTTGGACGTTCATCAGAAATTTTAAGAGATGAAGTAAAATTTAGTAAGTTTGTTTCTCGTCTCAGAAAACGTTTTTCATATATGTTTCATGACATGTTAAAGACGCAACTGATTCTTAAAAATATTATTACTCCGGAAGATTGGGGTATTATGGAAGAGCATATTCAATATGATTTTCTATATGATAATCATTTTGCAGAACTCAAAGATGCAGAACTTCTTAATGAGAGACTTAATATGGTACAAGTTGCAGAACCTTATATTGGAAAATATTTCTCGCAAGATTATGTAAGACGTAAGATTCTTCGTCAAACTGATGAGGAAATTATTGATCAAGACAAAATGATTAGTAAGGAAATTAAAGAAGGTATTATACCAGATCCAAATGTACCAGTAGACCCAGCAACAGGAATGCCGCTAGGACCAGAAACTTCTTCAATGGATTTGGGTAAACCTGTAATGGAGCCAGAAGTTGATGGTTCTTCTACTCAAGTTAATGGAAAAATAGCAGAAATGCCCAAGGGTGGGGAAATTTAATAAATAACAACGATTAATCAATTTAAAAACTATGGATGATTTAATGGATATGATTGCTGCTGACGAATCACCTTCGCAGATTAGTGACAAGATTAAAGAACTTTTATTTACAAAAGCAGCAGGAAGAGTTGATGAATTTAAACCTGTTGTTGCAAACTCAATGTTTGATACTGAAGATGGTGAGGAAGATTGATTGATAAATAAATAAAAGTGTATCCAATAAAATAATGTCTCATAAACCAGTTGGGGTCGGTGCCTCATTTAGTTTTACTGCAGGAACTGCAACAACATCATCCGCATTTTCAGTTCAATCTAGTATTTTGAGAGTCGTTGCTGTTGGTGGTGCTGCTCATATCTCTGTAGGATCAACTCCTTCAGCGACTGCTGCTGATTATTATGTGCCCTCTGGCGGAACTGCAACTCTTGCCCTTACTAAAGCATCAAATCGTGTTGCTGGAGTTACAACTGGCACTACAACTATTGTTACAGTACCCGAAGGAACTCAAGTTCCTTTTGGAGTTGGTGATTACGTAACACTTTCTGGCTCATTACATCACAATTTTACTCACGCACAAGTTCTTTCAGTTGATACTTCTTCTGGCGTGAATGGATTTTTCCAAACTAGAATGGTTGTAAATTACAATTCAAGTGGAATCGTAACGGCATTTAATTCTCCTGATGCATCGGTTACTGCCTCAAACAAAGTTTCTGCTTTTGGATCTGGTGCTGGAGTTCTTTATCATCAACAAGTTCAAATCACATCGGAAGCATAAAAATGAAACTCATCAGAGAAGAAATCGAAAAAGTAGAAGTTATTACTGAAGGAACTGGTAAGCAGGCAAGGCTCTGCATCAGAGGACCATTTTTGCAGGCAGAAACTGTTAATCGTAATGGACGCATGTATCCTATGTCTATTATGGAACGTGAGGTGACTCGTTATAATGAGCAATATGTTCAGAAAGGTCGTGCTCTTGGAGAACTCGGTCATCCTGACGGACCAACAGTAAACCTTGATAGAGTTTCACATAAAATCACAGAACTTTATCGTGATGGTAATAACTTTATAGGTAAGGCTCAAATTCTTTCCACTCCTATGGGAAAGATTGTAGAATCACTTCTTAAAGATGGTGTGTGCCTTGGGGTTTCTTCTCGTGGTATTGGTTCATTAAGAGAGAACAACAAAGGTTATAAAGAAGTTGGTGAAGACTTTATGCTTGCTACTGCTGCTGATATTGTTGCTGACCCTTCTGCACCTGATGCTTTTGTTCAGGGAATTATGGAGGGAAAGGAGTGGTGTTGGGATGGGGGGTTGTTAAGAGAGAAAGCAGCAGAGAAAACTTATAGAAAAATTAACACTCTTGTTGATCAAGGTGTTCTTGAAGAATATAAGTTATCAGTGTTCAACGAGTTCTTAAATTCGTTGTAATTTAATTAATTATAAATAAATATAGATTTACTACAGGAACAATACGGAGAGTTCAAATGTCTCGTGGCAAACAATTACAAGAAATGGAATCTGCTTCTACACCTGGACAAGGTGGTGGTGCGGGAAGTGGTGCAAAGCAATCCAAGACTGCTGTGAATTCAGGAGCATCGGCACCTGATCCAATTCCAAGTCTTACCGGATCAACACCAGGACAAACTGGTTCATGGGAAGACCTTGGCGGACCTACGCCAGAAAACTATAAGTCAGATGATGATTCTGCAAAATTAAAAACTCCAGGAGCAACCCTTAAGCAAGTTAAGGATGTTGTTAATAAGGGTGCAAAACCTGCAGAAGCAATGAAGGAGGAAGAAGAGTTAGAGTATGAAGAAGATGAAGAACTCTTAGAAGCTTCTGAAAAGGAAGAAGATGAGGATGAGGATGATGAAGAAGATGACAAGAAAAAGTCTAAAAAAGGTGATAAAGAAGAAGACGAAGAAGATGATGAAGATGAAATGAAAGAAGAGTATGACATCGAAGAAGATGTTAATGCTCTTCTTGCTGGTGAGGATCTCTCTGAAGAGTTCCAAGAAAAAGCAAGAACAATCTTCGAAGCTGCTCTTCGTTCAAAAGTTTCTGAAATTAAAGAAACTCTTGAAGAGCAGTATTCTAATGTTCTTGCAGAGGAGGTCGAAGAAATTAAGACCGAACTTGCAGAACGTGTAGATTCATACCTTGAGTATGTTGCTGACGAGTGGATTTCTGAAAATGCACTCGCAGTTGAACAAGGTCTTAAGACCGAAATGACTGAATCATTCCTTCAAGGAATGAGAGGTCTTTTTGAAGATCATTATGTAACAATCCCTGAAGAGAAATATAATGTACTTGAGAGTATGGTAGAAAAACTTGATGATATGGAGACTAAACTCAACGAGCAGATCGAAAAAAATATTTCACTCAACAAGCGTCTTTCAGAGTCGGTTGCTGATGGAATCTTTGAACAAGTTTCTGAAGGTCTTGCAGACACTCAGAAAGACAAGCTCGCTTCACTTTCCGAAAGTGTTGAGTTTGAAAGTGAGATAGAATATCGTGAAAAACTGGAGACATTGAGGGAATCATATTTTCCTTCAAGAGGAGTTTCTCCTTCCGCAAGAACTGAAACTTTGTCTGAGGGATTAGATGCTGCACCAGAATCTTATTCAGGTTCAATGGCTAGTTATCTGAAGACTCTTTCAGCATTCAGCAAATAATTGAATTTAATATAATTCAAACCAAAAAACAAACACTTAACAAAGGTAAAAGCAAATGTTCCAATCAGAGCATCTGCAGGAAAAGTGGGCACCTCTTCTCAATTATGAGGGTCTTGATTCAATCAAAGATTCACATCGTAGAGCTG